CAACGTTCATTTGACTGAGTTTCTTGCTGAGGATTCAATCCGAGAGGGTCTTTCGTAATGAACATTGTTGAGAACGCTCGCACTTATCTAGCGTCACACAATTCCCTTACTTCTATCTTGGGATATGGGGAAGGTTGGGGGACGTGGATTTTCCAAGATGAGGTACAAGCAACGCTGGAGAACTCTAGTCTAAGACGTGTGCCTAATTCTATGGAGTACATTCCTGGTACCGCTGTTGTGATTAGTCATGCTGGTGCTTGGGCTTCATCCAACAGACACAATTCTGCTGAGTTCCCTCGACTTAGAATTGAGATTTGGGCTGACCCGGATCGACTTCCTGACGGCTCTGTGGACATTCAGAATGCTCAGGATAAGATCATTGAAGTATTCAAGAAGGTAGATTATCTCCTCCATCTCACTGGAAGACGTGTGGTGAAAGATGTAATAGGTAATGTCACCTATGACTCTCACCGATGGGGAAACATGGACATTATCTCTTGTGAGAGACTAGATGGAAGCCTGGAGTTTTCTAGAGTTACTGACGGCAACGGACTCAGATCCGCAACCGTGCATTACGGTGTTCAGACGGCCTGAACATGAAATACGCTAGGAGGGCTTGACCCCATGCGAGTACTAATTCAAACCAGTCTTTCCCCGTACTCTGGTTACGGAAACGACGGTATCGGCATTGCTAGAGCCTTCGAGGACTGGGGCGCTGAGGTTGTCCTTCTGCCTACTACTGTGCAGCCGCCACTTCCTGAGGACGTGGCTCAGATGCTCACCCGTCCCGTAGATGGGGTGTTCGATCTTTACATCAACCACACCGATCCTTCGAACCTTGCTGTAACGCCTGATGTGAAGGCAGTAGCCAAGTACACCGTAGGGTGGACAATGTGGGAGTACAGCAACTTCAAGAATCTCACAGGGCGTTCCACGCTTCGCAAGAGACTGAACGGATTTGACTCTGTAGTGGCGTATGACGAGATTTCTCGTGGGTGCCTAGAGCCTTACGTCAAGGGTGAAGTTCTTACTGTACAAGGCGGTTTCTGGCCTCAGGACTGGCCCGAGATGGAGAGGGATTGGCACTCAGACCGGTTCGGGTTCTGCATGGTCGGTGCACTGACTGAGCGTAAAGATCCGTTTGTGGCAATCAAGGCGTTCTCGGAACTCAAACAAGAATTTCCAGAGGAGTTCGCTCCGGCGGAGTTGCACTTGAAGACCAACACTCCCGGTCTCCACTCTGGGATTGAGAAGGTCATCGACAAGGTTCGCATTCACTACGCTGTGTGGCCCGATGAAATTCTAAGATCCTTCTACGCGGCTCAGCACTGTCTCCTAGCGCCTTCCAGAGGAGAGGGCAAGAACATGCCCGCACTGGAGTTCCAAAGCACTGGAGGAGCGGTTATCGCCACTAACTGGGGTGGACACCGACAGTGGCTCAATGAAGACTGCAACTATGCTTTGGATTATACTCTCGCTCCTGTTGCTGAGTTCCCTGAGACTTACAACGCTCGTGCCTCTGTTGAGCACCTGAAGTCTCTCATGCTGCATGTTTTCAGAAATAGAACTGAAGCCAGGATCAAGGGGCAGCATGCTGCTAGAACTATTCCGGCACAGGCTTCATGGCCTGCAGTAATTGAGCGACTGCTTATCACTATTTCCAGACAGAGTGAAGCAGGAAAGAATGTCTGGGCCTCTGCTCAGCAGGTAAGGAGAAGTAGTGATGGAGACAGTTGAGATTAGGTGCCCCGTAGGGCCACAAAGACTCCTAATGAAATTGAAATTGGGAGACGTTACTCCACATTACACTTCTGATAACCTTATGGAGATTGCTTGTTCTGATTGTCGCACGGCTCTTAGAAGAAAAAGAAGATTGGTTTCTCTAGTACTTCACTACTACAATTTTCTAGGCGAAGTAGTAAAAACAGAAGTTCATGCGGTCCCGCCTTCCTCGGACGATAATAAGGGAAGATAGTTTTTCCCCTAGCCTAAGGAGCGCCCACTGTGGTTAGTCCGATTGTAGAAGGATTTTCGCTGACACATGCGGCAATCCTAAATGGTACTACTGGTGCTGAGGAGGCTGCAGGCGACATTTACGGTGTTCGCTCCGGTTCTCTTGAACTCGACACCGATTCATATGACAATACTGGTGATGACGCCGTTCTTTCTTCATGGAACTGGTTCAACTTTGCCACTCTTACGGTTCAGTCCGGTTTCGTGCCGTTCGACACCATTCAGTTGCTTTCTGGTACTCAGGTAAAGAGTTCTGGTACAGGGGCAGCACAGACCCACTCTCTCGCTCTTTGGGAAGAGCGTCAGTTGAACACGTCTACTAAGCCTGTTCTGATTCGTGTACCTTCTAGGGACACTACTGGTCAGGCTCGTTGGCTTGACTTTATCATTTACAAGGTTCAGTTCGATCCCATTTCGTTCGACGGTCCTGCCTACAAGGACGGCCTGCTTTTGAACTACTCTGGTAAGGCACTTATGTCTAGTACAGACGAAAAGGGTCAGCCGGTGCTAGACTCTGTAACAGGTCTTCCGACCAAGGCTATCGGACGAATCGTTTCTTCCATCAAGGCCTAACAAACAGCCAGCCGCTTAGCGGAATTACATAGGAGAGTCGCATGACGACCAGCAAGGATATTGACGCACTCGCTCCGAACTCGGAGCCACTAGAACTTTCTAGTGGTACTACGGTTCTTATTGAGAGGCTAAAGACACGTCAACTTTTCAAGTTGATGAAGATTCTGACAGCGGGTGCAGGCAGTCTGCTTGCTAACTTGTCTTTCAGTTCAGACACAGATCCTATGGAATTCGCTGGGCAGTTGGCTGGACTTGTTTTTGTAGCCATTCCTGAGGCTGAAGACGAGGCAATTGAGTTTGTTCAGGCTATGGTAGCCCCAGCCAATCTAGTTCAATCTCCTCGAACTAAGGCTGACAGGATTGAGAATGAACGTCTCTGGGGTAACCTTTCTGCCGAACTGTATAATCCTGAAATCGATGATCTGATTTCCATTATTGAGCGAATCGTTCGTAATGAGGCGGAGGACATTCAGAAGTTGGGAAAACGACTAGCGTCTCTGATTCAGATGAATCAGGCCCAAGACGCAGCGAAGAACTCCTCCAAGAGCAATACCAAAGCCTAGATCCTAGCGGACTAGTCGGAGGATATTCAAGAGCCTACCACCACGTTTCTAAGGCTTACGGTTGGACAGATGAAGAGATCGGAAATCTCACACTAAGAAGATTTCGTCAGGCTCTAGCAAATATCCAGATTGATAAGTTTGAGGAACTAAGACAAAACAGAATATTGACGGCTTGGCAGACCAGAATTCTTGCTCAGTACATTGCCGGGGGTTATATGGTTGATGCCAAGTCGGGAAATCCTGCACTAAAGCAAGCGGCCAAAATCTCTGCAGATGCTATTGAAGAAGCAATGATGGCAGAGCGGGAAGAAGAAGAGGCTATCAATGCTCGTAACTGGACTCCTGATATGCCACAGCCAAATGCACCTGAACCTAAGATCGGGTCGTATGAAAGATTTATTGGTGGCTTGTAGTTAGGAGGAGAAATGCCAGCCAGGGAAACCAGAGTTGTCTATAAGGCAATTGCTGACTTTTCTGCTCTTTCTCGCTCCGCTAAGACTGCGAAGAAGGATCTTGCGGATATCCGTAAGGAAGAAAACCTTCTAAACACTGATGCAGTAGATGGTGCTAACAAGAGTAATGCGGCCAGAAGCAGGGCTGTAAAGTTTATTCAGGCAGCAGCGGCGGAAACTGCAAAGTTCACCGCTGAGGAGGCTAAGTACGTAGCCGCCGCTGTTCGCCATGCCAAGGCTGTAGACTCGCTCACGGCGGCGCAAGAGAAGTTGGCCGCTGCACAGGCTAAGGTTGCAGCGGGGACCAACCCCAATGAGAATGCACAGTACGTTGCTGCTGCAATTCGATACTCGAAGGCTCTAGACGCTCAGACTGCTTCAACAGAGAAGTTGAATGCTGCAGAGAAGAATCTTTCTAGTGCTTCTAGAAACCGCTTGGGTATTGCGGATAGCATTGGTCAGATCGGTCATTTCTCTGAGAAGACTGAAGAAGCCTCTACTTCTACAAGGCGATTTGGTGACTCCTTTCGCCGTCTCCTCGGGGACATGCGCGGTGGGAACCGTGTTTTTGGAAACGTAAACGATGGTCTGTCAGGTATCCATAAGGGTCTCCGCAAGATCGGCAATTACCGACCCCGGATTATGCCACCGTTTATTGCTCTGGTGCCCATTATCGG